CTTATTCCCCCAGCCCCAGGACCCGCGTCCCTTGCAGTGGACAAAGTGAGTGATTTACGGGCCCTCACTGGAACAGATGCCTTTGTACAAACACGTGGCTATTGGGAAGCTTATGATGGTGGGGGCTCTCTATACGCCCTTAGGCCCTCTTCAAGCCCCTCACCAGGGGATAACAAGGGCCTAACCATTGAACGTGCTGATGGTAGGTGGTATTCTCTCATTGTTGATGGTGATTATGTTAACGCTAAGGCCCTTGGAGTATACACTTCAGCCAATCGTCTAGAAGCTGCTTCAGGCACCCCGGGTTACTTTAATCGTTGGACAGGGGCTAAACCCTCTACTCACCTAGCTCCTGCTGTTTTACCCACACCATATAGCACTGTAGATGCTTTAAACGCAGCCATTAGCCAAGTACGCTCTATTGGCAAGGGCCTTCTCATTGATGGTGTGGTTCACTGTGATAAGCAAATTGTCATTAGTGCCCCTGTGAACATTAAGTTTGCCGGCCGTACAGGGCGTGCTGCTGATAACACTGACTTGAACATGCCACAGAGTTATTTCTTCCAAGCTAATACGGCTATGGTGGGCTCTGTAGTGGTCATTGTAGAACACCCCGGAGTACATTTCATTGGTGGTGGCATTCTTGGTGCTTTCTATTTCGATGCTGCTGCTAACTTCTACTTTCCCGAAGGCCCTGCACGTGATGGCATCTTTGTAGGCTGTAACGGTTTCCGTTGGGATAATGGCGTTGTAGCCCGCATGGGTCGTGACGGCATTCGTATTGGAGACTACACAGGAGGTGCAGGCACTAATGCCAACAGTGTGCGCCTAGATGGTTGTGTCACTGCATATAACGGCAATAATGGCCTCACTATTAACGATGCGTCTGGAATCTTAGATGCAAATGTTTTTGAAATCAACTCCCTATTTACCCATCACAACTTTAACTCAGGCATTGAGCTTGCAAACACCTATTTAGGTGGTAAGTTTGCTGCACCAGTTGTAGAGAATAATGGCCGTGGGTGGTTCGTTAACGCGACAGCTTTCGATTTCATCATTGACTCAGGAGATACGGAAGCTAACACTGGCTGGCGTGGTGACTTACCTAGTCCCTTCACAGTAGCCACAGCACTGAACAACTTCCAAGTTGATCCTGCTGTAGATGGTAAGTTTTACTATCGTGAACACGTAGTACAGGGGGTTTGTTTAACAACGCTACCAACTGGTTCTCGTATTAAGAACAACCAGAACGCCCCAACAAACCTTACACTTGAAAACACAAGTACAGCCGCTAACGCATCTGCTGGGATTTTATTATCTTCGGATGCTGGGCTTGCTGCTTTTCGTAAATTCAACGCTGGCATAGGCGGTGATTTACAAATTGGGAATGCAGGGGCTTTTCCCCTAATGCTTGCTACTAATAACGTAAATCGAGTAGGCATCGCAGGCAGTGGGGCCGTGTTATTAAACAATGCAACGGATGCTGGAACTTCAGGGCAAGTGTTTACTAGTCAAGGCCCCGGGAGTCCTGCCATTTGGGCATCCCCGGGTGGCGGTGGTGGAAGTAGTCCACTAACTACTAAAGGTGACTTGTATACCTACACAACTGCTAATGCTCGTTTAGCTGTAGGTGCTAATGGTCAGGTATTAACGGCAGATAGTACAACAGCCTCAGGTCTAAAATGGTCTACCATCACTGGCACAGGCACTGTAACTTCTGTTGGCATGACGGTGCCTTTAGGATTATCTGTAACAGGTTCCCCAATCACTGCTGCAGGTTCTCTAAACGTGGCTTGGGGTGCTGGTTATCAGGGATTCCTCACAGCAGATAAAATTAAACTAGATAGCATTAACACAGCAAACCTTGCTTTGCTTGGGGCCTCAAATACGTTTACAGGTGCAACGCAGACAGTAAACACAAACACCAATGCCCCTGTTGGTTATTCGGCAATAAACTTAAACTCCGGGTCGGGAGCAACTGCCCAGATTGCTGTAGAGTCAAATGCAGGACAAGGAGGTATGGCTTTCCTTTCCGTTGCTGCTGGTGGACAACTGGTTTTTGGTAACTACAATACCCAGCCTGTAACCCTTATGCAAAACGGTACATTCCGCATCTTCATTGACGGTTCAGGAAACATTGAGTTCCGAGGCCTTCCTGGCAGTGCTGGTGGTAACCCTGAACGGGTTTGGAGGGATGGTGCTGGCTTCTTGAGGATTGGTTGATGACTCGGCAAGAACTAACAGAATCCACAGTGGATGCGTCAATTGCTTCTTTAGCATCAAAGATGACTTATACAAGTGCAGGCTCAATTGGTTTTGGCTGGCTTCTCTCTAGTGAGGCTGCTGTCTTTTTTGGTATTATTGGCGTACTGATGGGCAACCTAGTAAACTGGTGGTTTAAACGAAAGGCAGACAAGCGTGAAGAAGAAATCCACAGGCTTAAAGTCCACGAATACACCACCCGTTTTCTTGACGAGTCATAAAATAGCATACATTGAGTGGGAAGACGCTCAGTGTTTAAATCTTGGGCCTTGGGTGCAAGAACAGGAATCCTATGCGTACACGCCTCTTATTGTCCATACTGTCGCTTTTGTGCTTCATAGCAGTGAAGAAGGCTACATATTTACTGATAGCATCCTCAAAGGCGGCACCGGAAGTGTTCATCAAATCCCAAGTAAAATGATTAGAAAACTTATATGGCTAACTTAAAAGTTTCATACAACCGCAAGGTGTTCCGTGACGGTCAAAACCGCATGAAAAGCATTGGGTTGTTTAAAGAGACAAATACTCAGTTTCCTAAGGTTGAGGCACCTTTTACTTTAGAAGACTGGCATGACGTGTTCATTGAACTTCGTGACCCTAGTGAATACAAGCCTGCAATGGCCCTTATTGGGGATTGGCCACATTGGCAATGGCTACGGGCAAATAGCACCCTAAAGCCAATTATGGACTCTTGGTGTGAAGAACTAGACGCTCTCCTGAAGAGTGAGGCTCTAGAAGCCCTTCAGGAGCTTGCTAAAGGGCCTACAGGCTCTTCAGCAGCGAAGTGGCTAGCAGAGCATCAGTATAGGGAAAAGAAAGGCGTAGGGAGGCCAAAGAAGGCCGCTGAAGAGGTTCCTATGTCTAAGGATGAACAACGCATTATGCAAGATGCTCAACGGCTCTTTGCGGTAAAATAAGGAGAGCCTATGCCGTATACTAAAATGGTTAATGGTAAATCTGTACGTGATTACAGTCGAGAAAGGGCTGAGTACCATAGTAAGCCAGAGCAAATGGAAAACAACCGTAAGCGAAAAGCTGCAAGGCGTAAGCTTGAAAAGGATGGTAAGGTAAAGCCTTTTGACGGTAAGGATGTTGACCACAAGACTCCCCTAAAGCGTGGGGGTGCTAATGGCAAAACAAACCTTCGAGTACAGAGTGCTTCTAAGAATCGAAGTGTACGAAAGACAAGCGGTAACCGCATGAAAGGTAATGGATGAGCGAACAACGTCCACAAATGGTTAGAGATACAAGTGGTGGAATGGTTCAAGCACTCTACCCCGTTAGTAATGCAACTTTAAACGTATCTGGTTCTAGCAGTCGTGTTGCTATGGCAGACCCTATTAGCCTTGTACGCATTGCCGCTAACGTAGATTGTTACCTAAAGTTTGGTAACTCTTCAGTGGTTGCAACCTCTAGCGATATGTTGTTTCCCGCAGGAGCAGAAGTATTTTCTGTAGAAGACCCTGCAATTACACACGTAGCGGCCATCTTGGTTGGAGCTACCCCAGGTGTAGTAACAGCTACTAAGATGTTATGAAGAAAATCAAGATTTGGCTACAAAGTACGTGGCTCACCATTAAATATAAACTTAAACTAGCAAAGCGAGGCCGCACATGAAACTACGTGCTTTTTGGGAAGAATTTAAACTTAGTTGCCGTGTTCTGTGGGCAGCTTGTAAGGCTCCTTGGACTGGAGACATTACCCCGGTGGGTCGTCTGTATGTCACCAAGATTAGCCCTAACGGTGTAGAGCACCATTATGGCCTAGTGTCTACCAAGGTAGTCACCGATGCTGGTGTTGCTTTCCTTGTGGATGCAATGCAGGGAATTGTAGAGCCTGAAATCCTACGATTTCATGGCAGCGGTACAGGCACCACCGCAGAATCTGTTGGTCAAACTGCCCTAGTCACTGAAGTTGCTTCACGTACTTCTGGCACCCTTGCTGAAGGTGCTTCTGCTAACATCTTCCGTACTGTTGCCACCATTGCTTATAGCTCTAGTTTCGCCATTACAGAACACGGTATTTTTAGTGCTTCTACTGCTGGCACTATGTTAGACCGTAGCGTGTTTTCCGCCATCAACGTGTCTAACGGCGATTCTATTCAATTCACTTACGAACTCACTTTCCCTTCAGGTAGCTAATATGACTTTGACCACTGCCCAATACGCAACCCTACGTGCAGCCATTCAGGCCGATCCAGTTCTGAATGCCATCCCTAAAGGTGGTGATGGAGACATTGACATTGCCAATGCGTTCAATGCTTTGGCGGCCCCTGATTTCATGGTTTGGCGTACTGATGTGCCAGTGCGGGACATTATGGATACGTTTAACTTTTCAGCCTTTACTCCTGCTGACTCAATGCCAGAAGGCAATGTAGATCAAGCAAGTATTCAGCGTTACGTGGCACGTTTGTTAGCCATCCAAACCAAACAAATGAACCTACAGCTTATGCTGCAAGGCCGTGAAATTGTAGATGCCTCCTTGTCAAACTTCCGCGCAGGATTACGGGATGCTCTTGTGGGTGTTCCTGCTGGCGTTAATGGCGCTAGCGTGGCTGTAGCGGGTTCTAGTGGCGTTAATGCGTTAAACGTGTGTACCCGTAAGGCAACACGGTTTGAAAAGCTCTTTGCTGGTTCTAACACCACTACTGGTTCTGTTACCGCTGCTGTAATGACTCTTGTGGGCCAACTGTCGGCTGCTGATGTAAACACTGCCCGAGCAAACTAATATATGACTACAAACTACCGCGCATCAAGTGCCGTAACAATTACACTGGCATCCCTAGCAAGTTCAACAGGTTTAACTGTTGGTCGTTGTTCGGCTGCGGTAGCAAACGGCACCAACAAAGATGACTTTATTATTCCAATGCTCAAGTCTCGCACAGGTGGTACGGCACCAACTGCGGGAACAGTGTTGGAACTTTGGGCATTTGCTCAAAGAGCAGATTCAACATGGCCGGAGTTGTTCACTGCGGCTTACACCGGCTCCGATGGCGGGTTCACCATCTCTAGCCGTGATGTGCTTTTTGCTGGTGCAGTGCTCTTGGGCTCGTACACATTCGACACCGCCACCGCACGCGATTTTGTCATCCGTGGGCGCGAGCTTTCGCAAGTGTTTGGAGTAGTGCCACAGAACTTTGCGTTCTTTGTAGTACAGAGTAGCGCACAAGCTCTTGACTCGACCGCAGGAAACCATGTGCTAACAATTAACCCCGGAAACTACACCTAAATGGGCCGTCGTGTTGTTCTCCGCGAGCGTCTAAGCCAGTCGCAAAGCCTAACGGGTGTTGATTGGGGTAACCCGATTACTCGCGATCTAGAAGCAATTGAAACGCCGACCGCTCCTGGCGGGCGTGGTAGTGGCTCGCTTATAGCAATCTCTGGCGGCTTGGCTCGCCAAAGCACTAGGGCAGGGCTGGCTTACAAAGGCGCAGGGGCAAGCTCGGCGCTTTATCGCTCTATCGGGCTGACCGTTAACCCCTCAGCGGGGCAAACAATTCTGGCCCTTGTGGTAGGCACAACCGGCACGGACTCGCGCATTTTTAGCGTAGCAAGCCCAAGTTCAATGATTCTGGCGATTGGTTCAGGACAGACAACAGCAAGCAAAGTAAGGTACTTCTACAGAACTCCTGGCATTGACATTGGCTCAGGCGAAACGACTGCTGTAGCTTTTGAGGCGGGGATTCCTCATGTAGCAATCATGCGCTATGTTCCTGGGTCGCTTTCGATCTTTGTTGACGGAAAGTTAGACGCAACGCAAAGTGCGACCGCCGCTGGCACTTCTGCGTCCAGCTTGCAAGTTGCAGTCGGGGCTGTGGTGCGGGCTGGCTCGGCGTCCCTGTTTTCGTCGTCTTCGCTTGTTCTTGGCGTTTATTGGAATCGCGCTCTTTCAGATGCCGAGATTGCATCTGTAAGCGCCAACCCCTGGCAGCTATTCGAGCCCCAAACCCGCAGCATCAACCTTGCGGCTACTGTCTCTGTCTACCGCCCAGGCTCTGACATAACCGTGAACGGCTGGACAAGCACCCCTAGCGGCACCCTCGCATCGTGCATTGACGACCCAACGCTAGACCGGGCCGATTTCATCACCTCGCCTGACCTGAGCAGCCCTGCAACGCTTGCATGGGCAACCCCGCTACCGACTGGCACTTGGGACTTGGCAGTGGATTGTGATCGTACAGGCTCTAGCGGCCAGCTTCGCATCGTGTGCTTAGATGGTGGCGGCTCGTCAGTTGGGGCTAGCTCGTGGCAGACATTAACAAACACAGCTACAACGTACACACTATCCGTAACTACATCAGCTACGGCACCAAATTTCAGGATTGAGGTTCAATAATGGCAGACAATACCACTCTAAACGCAGGCACAGGCGGCGACGTAATCGGCTCCGATGACATTGGCGGCGTGAAGTTCCAGCGCGTGAAGCTTATTCACGGCGCAGACGGAACCAATGCCGGCGATGTGTCAGACGCCAATGGTTTGCCTGTACTCAGTCAAGGCGGCGCAGTTGCTTCGTGGCCCGGTTACTCCGGGGCCATTAACACGGCACAGCGCACGCTGAATGTGGACGAATCCGGCGCGCTTGTCACTCGCAGCGCAGTGCTGACAGACGAAGGCACGTTCCGCGTCAACTTCGCAAATACATCAATCGCTGTATCAATCGGTACAGTGAGCATTAGCGGGCGCACTGTCACCGGAACTGGCTTCTCCACCACAACCGACGTTCACCTAAAAGACTATTTCAAGCTGGACGCTGATGGTGAAAGCGCTTGGCTGCAGATTGAGTCAATTGATTCGAGCACGCAGTTGACGCTAGTTTCCGCCTATGTTGGTGGCACTTCTGGCGCTGCTTCTCGCTCGTTAATGCAGCCCACTACAGCGGCTGGCGGCACCATCACCGTCGCTTCCGGTCAATGTACGCTGGCAAGCGGTACAACCACTGGTGCTCGTGCTGTTGTCGGGCGTCAACTCGATTACGCACCGCTTGTGTGGCGCAGCAGGTTGTCGATTAGCCAGCGCATTGCCAACCAAAGCACGCGATTCGGCTTGGTGGAGTTTGCTCCTACAGCCCGTTGGTATGCGCGTTTCCGCGCAGAAGGCACGACCAACACCACCATCGTTTGCGAAAGCGCACGTAACCCAACTGTTGCACCTACTGGTGCCGAAATCGAAAGCACTACGGTGACGTTGCCGAACGGCCTCACCACTGCGACGTTGACCGAGTACCGTGTGGAGATGCTCACCGAGAGTGTGCGCTTTTACATCGCTGGTGTTTTGGTTGCAGAACATACCCGCTCGCTTCCAAGTCAGCATGACATTCTTGGCTCTGGTATTTTGTTGGAAAACACTGGAACCGCAGCAAGTAATACCAACGTAGTAATCGACTACATCACAGGTAAAAACCATAACAAGCTGGAAGTGGGGGTGATGAGCGACGCGGAGCGCATCGTCGCCGCAGTGGCTCCGCTGGTTCCGTTTACTTACTCGGTGGCTGGCGTTATCGCAATCAACACCGATCTTCTGGTTATTGATTGCAGCCAGTTCCGAAGCCTGTTCATCCAGTGCAACAGCATGGGCACAACCGGCGTTGTCACGGTGCAGTGGAGCAACGAGCCGACCTTTGCGCAGCCCATCACCGCAACGCTACTGAGCGAATCCGGCGCAACCTCGACCACGTTTAACGCGGCAGTCTTGCGTGTTACAAACGTGATGGCTCGTTATTGCCGACTGCGTTTGACCACTGCAACAACGGCAGGCACAACAACGCTCAATTGCTGGGGCGCGCAATGCCAATATATTCCCGCCATTACCACTCAGGCAGTTAGCGGCACGGTGACAGCAAACATCGGCACTGGCTCACTTGCAGCAGGCACGAACGCAATCGGTGACGTTGGCATGCAGTACCGAGCTAGTGCAACTGGGGCGGCCAGTGTCGCTAACTTATTGAGTCCGGCCACTCCTGCGGTGCAAGCAGTTAAAGCAAGTGCTGGTAGACTACTCTCAATTACCGCAACGAACACCAACGCAGCAGCAAGGTTCATCAAGATTTGGAACACGGCAAGTGGAGGTATCACGCTTGGAACTACTGCGGCTTTGCTGGAGATTGGCATTCCGCCTAACCAAACAATTCAGTTCGTGATGGAAGGCGGCATTGGGTTTGCAACTGCAATCAGTATGGCAGTTACTGGCGGCCAAGGGCTGACCAACAATGCAGCCATTACGTTAGGTGATGTTACTGGTATTGTTGCATTTGCTTAAACTATGCTTTTACTCCAACAGAACTTAGCAGCAACTAATAAGGTAAGGATTTATGCACTATCGGTAACTGCTTCTGCTGGGGGTGTTACTTATAATCAATCTCTTTCTGCAACACTAACTCTTAGTGGTACAGTGAGTAGGGTTGTTAATAAGGTTGTTTCTGGGGTTGTCACTACTTCTTCTACCCTACTTAAAAATATAAGCAAGGGTGTTGTAGGAGCTTTGACAGCAACAGGAACACTAATAAAGAACACAGCAACTCGCATGGCAGGAAGCATAACAACAAGTGCAGGCCCAGTGACAGGTGGTATTTTTGCTCAAAATGCTTCTGGCTCCATTACCCTTTCTAGTGTGTTAACAGACGCTGTAACCTTTGTACGTTCTTATGAAAGTTCTATTATCCTTTCAGGAACCCTTGCAAAGCCTGTATACAAGCTCCTAACTGGTTCAATTGCTTTAGTAGGTAGTGTATTCAAGCTAGTCACTAAAGTTGCTTTTACGGCTTCTATGACCCTTACAGGGGCACTTTCAGCATTCTCCTTTACTCCCGGTGTAGGTGGTGGTGTTCTTGGTAGAGGCTTAAGATTTATGCGAAAGTTTATTGGACGACGATGAGTTTACAACAATGAGTACAAAGAAAACCCCTAAGACAAAACAAGAGGTACGTGAGCTTGCAGAAGCTGACCTCAAGACATTCATTCACCTTGTAGCACCTCACCGAGTCTTAGGGGCTGTTCACGAAGAACTCTGTGACTGGTGGACACGCCAAAATGCTAAAGACAACCAACTTGTTTTGCTTCCGCGTGACCACCAAAAGAGCGCCATGATTGCATACAGGGTTGCTTGGTGGATTACTAAAAACCCTGATGTTACCATTTTGTATGTTTCTGCAACGGCAGACCTGTCAGAGAAACAACTTAAGTTCATTAAAGACATTTTAACCAGCGAAATATACCAATTCTACTGGCCTGAAATGGTGAGTGCTAGTGAGAACTCACGCGAGAGGTGGACTGCTGATGAAATTTCTGTAGACCATCCCAAGCGTAAGAAAGAGGGTGTTCGTGACCCAACAGTGAAAGCTGTAGGCCTCACAGCAAACACCACAGGTTTACATTGTCAAGTGGCTGTGTGTGATGACTTGGTTGTTCCAGGTAATGCTTATTCAGAAATTGGACGTAATCAAGTTAAGGCCATGTATAGCCAGCTAGCCTCTATTGAAACCACAGGTGCTAAAGAATGGGTTTGTGGTACTCGCTACCATCCAGCAGACTTGTATAAAGACTTGATGGAAATGACAGAGAGTTATTATGATGAAGACTCTGATGAAGATGTAGAAACAGCAGTGTACGAGGTGTTTGAGCGTGTTGTGGAAACCAATGGTGAGTTCCTGTGGCCCAAGCAACGCAGGCCCGATGGTAAAACCTTTGGCTTTGATGAAAGAGAACTTGCTCGTAAGAAGGCTAAATACCTTGACGTAACTCAGTTTTATAGTCAATATTACAATAACCCTAACGCTGTGGAAACACAACAAATTGATAGGGGTAAGTTTCAATATTACAACAGAGAAAACGTACAGAACATAAGTGGAACATGGTATGTGGGAAATCAAGCCCTTTCTGTATATGCTTCTATGGATTTTGCTTACTCTGTTACTAATACATCTGACTTTACGGTTATTATGGTTGTAGGGGTTGATGAGGATAACAACTATTACATCTTAGACATTGAGCGTTTTAAAACCAATAAGATTAGCCATATGTACGATAGGGTTGAAAGTGTCTATCGCAAGTGGCGCTTTAAGAAACTACGTGCAGAAGCTGTAGGTGCTCAAAAGCTTGTAGTGCAGCAGTTTAAAGAGTATATGCGTCAACAGCAAATAATATTCACTATTGATGAGTATTACCCACCTACCAATATGAATAAGGCAGAACGCATTGCAGCTACTCTAGAGCCCCGCTATGCTAATAACATGATTTGGCATTACAAGGGTGGTAACTGTTCAATTCTCGAAGAGGAACTTGTGTTAACAAACAGTGAACACGATGACGTTAAAGACGCTTTAGCAGCCTGTATTGAAATTGCTAAACCCGGCATTGCTAAGGGGTGGCACAAAAAGAATAACGTGGTTTTCCACAGTCGATTTGGCGGAAGGGCCTTTTAATGAACTCATATCAAACAGAGTTTGCAGGAGATGGGTTAGCGGTAAAGATTGCTGATATGTGGCAAACTTGGGATGATGCCCGTAGTGAGTGGAAAGCTGACAAGCAAGAACTTCGTAACTACCTTTTTGCCACTGACACCAAGAAGACTTCTAACAGCAAACTTCCTTGGTGTAACTCTACAGTGAGTCCCAAACTAACTCAAATTCGGGATAACCTACATGCTAATTACATGGCAGCGTTGTTTCCTAGTGAAAATTGGTTTTATTGGGAATCCACTGACAAGAATGAAAACCTAAGGCGTAAGCGTACAGCCATTACCAACTACATGAAACAGAAGATGAAGGCATCAAACTTTCAGCTTCTCATTAGTAAACTCATTTATGACTACATTGACTATGGCAACGTATTTGCTGCTCATGAGTATGTCAAAGATGTTGTAGGTACAACTGTAAGGTACATTGGCCCCAAAGCCTACCGTATTGATCCTCATGACCTTGTAATGAACGTCATTTCAGAGGACTTTAGCAAGACACCCGTTGTTAGACGCGTTTTAAAGGGCCTAGGAGACTTTCTAGACGATTTGGATACCAAGCCCTACCTTGGCTATGATAAGGCCGTGGTGGCCCGTATGATGGCTTACAGGAAGCGTCTAATGGGTGACGCAGAGATGCGTAAAAGTGCTAATCTATCTATTGACGGTTTTGGCTCCATTGACGAGTACATTAACAGCGACATTGTAGAAATCTTAGAGTTCTGGGGAAACATCTATGATCCTGAAGAACAAAAGTTACACAAGAATGTCATTGTCACTGTTGTAGACCGCATGTGGGTTCTTCGTAAAAAGGAGAATGACAACTGGATTGGCAATAAGCCCATGTACCACTGTGGGTGGAGGCTAAAACCCGATAACCTTTGGGCACAGGGGCCTCTAGACCAATTGGTGGGTTTGCAATATCGCATTGACCACTTGGAGAACATGAAGGCAGACGTATTCGATATGATTGCCTACCCGATGCTTAAGGTAAAGGGTAACACTGTTGATGAGTTTGAATATGCCCCAGGTGAAATGGTGTTCGTTGGTGATGAGGGCGATGTAGACTTCTTACGCCCTGATGGCACAGCGTTACAAGCTGACATTCAGATTCAAGAATTGATGAATCGAATGGAAGAACTTGCAGGGGCACCCAAGCAGGCAATGGGTATTCGTACCCCTGGTGAAAAGACCAAGTATGAAGTACAAACCCTAGAGAACGCTGCTGGTCGCATCTTCCAAAGCAAAGTGAGTTGGTTTGAAAGGAACATCTTAGAGCCTCTTCTTAACGGTATGCTTGCTGATGCTGTGGCAAACTTTGAAGGTGTGGAACGTATCCGTAGTGTTGACGAAGACTTTGGTACTGAAATCTTTGAGGAAATCACCAAAGAAGACTTAATGGCAACTGGCAAGCTTTACCCAATGGGTGCTCGTCACTTTGCTGAACAAGCTAAGTTTATTCAAGAGTTGGCTCAGACAATGCAAGTTGTTCAGGCTATTCCTACAGTTGCTGCACACATTAGCGGTAAGGCAATTGCAAAGGCCCTAGAAGAGAACATGGGATGGCTAAACTATGGCATCGTTAAAGACAATGCTCAAGTTATGGAAGCTGCTGAAACACAGCGACTAATGAACACAGCCGCTGAAGACATACAAGTAGAAGCTTCAATTGACACGGAAGGACAAATGGATGAAGAGTTGCCTCCTGAAGCACAAGCCTAAAGACTCTACAAGTGAAGAGTTTCAAAAGTCTTGGAATAACATTGGCTACACCTTACAGGCCCTTCGTGGGGCCATTGAAGAGCAAATTAAGAACAACAATAGCATTACCGCTGGGGACTTTGATTGTCCCAACCATTACGCCAAATTGGCATATCAAGCAGGGGAAAACAAAGGACTCATTTTTGTTCTAAGTCTTCTCCCTGAAACTTCTAAAGTAAACTCCTGACCAAAGGAAATAAATGTCTGAAATCTTTTCTGATGCCGACAAGGCTCAACCTCAAAAGCCTGCTGACCAGCAAGCACCGTCACCGTTTACGGCCCTAGTAGGGGAATCGGGTAAATACAAAACACCAGATGAGTTGGCTAAAGCCTACATCCATGCAGACACATTCATTGAGCAGCTTAAAGCTGAGAATGCAACGCTACGGACTAAGACGCAAGAAGCAAAAACTCTTGATGATGTTTTGGAACAACTTCAACGAAAGCAACAGCCAACCTCGGAAGACACCCCGCAAGGTTTGGACGTTAGCCAAGTAGCTGAAATTGTCAAACAACAACTGACAGGTATGGAAACTGCCAAAGTTCGACAAACCAATCTTGCCAAAGCAGACGCTGTGATGAAAGAGAAGTTTGGAGAAAAAGCTGCTGAGATTTATAACAAGAAAGCTACAACTCCAGAGCTTAAGAAAATCTATAAAGAACTTGCAGAAGTAGACCCTGACCAATTTGTTGCTCTATTCGGTGTAACTGAAGTAATGCCGCAAGGCTCTTTGGACACACCATCCGTCAACAGTGCGGGCTCCCTGGGTGCCCCACGTGTTAAAGAGTGGTCAAAGGATTGGGTGGCTAAAGTGCGTAAGGAGAACCCTTCAATGTACAAGAGTCAACAGTTTCAAATTGACATGCTTAAAAACGCTGATAAATATTTCAATTAAGGAGAAATAAAAATGGCAGGTATGGATTATGCAAAGGTTAATGAAAACCTTGTACGCTCAGAGATTTGGGCAAATGAACTAAAAGATGTTCTTCTAGAGCGTCTAATGGCCGATGGCATGGTGCGTTGGCTACAGAACTTCCCTGATGGTAACCAAATTACCATCCCGTCAATTGGTGAATTGCCAATGCGTGAAGTGTCAGAAGCAACCCCGGTTTCTTATGACCAACTAGACACTGGTGAATTTAACCTCACCATTGACCGTTACGTTGAAAGTGCTACGTACATCACTGACCGTGCAAAGCAAGATGCTTTCTACGCTCAACAACTCATTGGTATGTTCCCCACCAAGATGCGTCGTGCTCTTGATGAGAACATGGAAAGCTCTGTGCTCTCTTTGGCTAACACCCAAACCGTGAACGATGCTAACAGCATCAATGGTGCTTCACACCGCTTCATTGGTTCAGGCAACACCAACACCAACTTGGCACTAGATGACTTTGCGCGTGCTAAATTTGCACTTGACAAAGCTGCTGCCTTTGGTGCCCGCGTTGCCATCATTGACCCATCACAAGAGTATGTGTTTAACACTCTAGTTGCTGGTCAAGCCTTCATCAACAACCCACAGTTCCAAGGTGTTGTTCAAACGGGCTTCTCTGATAGCGGTATGCGCTTTAAGGCCAACTTCTTTGGCTTTGACGTTTACGTCAGTAACTTCTTTGCAACCCCTGCTGACACAGCCATTAACGCTGACAGTC